CTTCTTATGCTAAAAATAGCGCTTTTTCTTCTTTTCTACGTCTAACTAGGCCAGGTAAAACTACCTTTTCGCCTCTTACAGTACCCTTATTCCAGCGATCAAACTGGGCCGCCACTTCTTCCTTTGGTGCGCCGCTATTAAGTAACCTTAAAAGCGTGCTAGATTGAAATGCGCCGATACCTACGTTATACACGAAACTGGTTAAACTATCCAGCTGGTTTTGGTTAATAGGTACCTTAACCAGTGCTTTGATCTTTGGCACTATTGACTTTGTTTCCTTCCTTAACCATTCAACAGCCTTTTCCTGGGTAATACTATCACCTAGCCTTACTTTACGCTTTGCGTCGTAATTATAGGTAGATCCGTACCCTATTGTAGGTATTCCCACGGGATCAATGTAGGCCCTTAAATATTTATTAATATCGTCGGCCTCAAATCTTTTTATCAATTCCTCGGCCTTTGCTCCTACTGCCATTGTACTACTTAATAAGATTAACGCCACAACAGTAACCACCAATATTTTTTTGGTTTGGCTAGTCATTATGGGCGGTTATTTAAATTAATGTCGCTATCCTTTGCTGCAAATAGCCCCAGGCCGCCTAATACCGCGCTGATACCCCCAGCTATATCGCCCTTTAATACTGTTGCAATTCCTGTAATAACTGCTCCCAAACCGAATAGGCTTGTTTTCCAATTCTTTAACATAAATTCATTTTTTAGTTACAAAATCGAGTTTTGTTTCAATGCGAGCCAGACGATCTAATATTTCAGTATTAGTATTGTTGTGTTTAGATAGATCACTTTCAATCTTATCTAATCTATTTTTAGTTGTGAAATAAAAGCCACCGCCAGCGGCTACAAAAACTATAATACTAAATAACAGATCCGTCGCCATTTTCTTCTTTTAATATTTCACGCGCTATTGCATTATATGCGTCGGCCGCTGTCATTGCTGCCGTTAAGTTTTCAAATAAACCGCTTTTGCTAGCTGCGTCTAAAATTTGTTTGATGATTGCAAGTGCTTGTTTTGTTTCCATTGGTTTTGTATTTTAAAGATTAATTAAGCTAGTGTAATGTTCAATTGAGTAGCGGCCCATTCATACGCCCACTGGTTAACGTCGCTTGATGTACCCCATTGATCATACTGCGGCTCGCCCATTGTTAAATTTCCGTCTGCAACTTTTATTTCTGCGCTATCTAATAACTGCCAGTAAAACGTTGCACTGTTTAATAAATTGTCATTAATAATAATTAGGTTAAATACGGTTGCTGTTTGTTGCTGACCGTTTACCCAGATTTGAATAGGTTGTATTTGTTTCATATTATTTTATTAAAGTGCGTAAATATTTGCATCATAATTTAATCCTTCTATTGTCCAATATATAGTTGGTGCTGAACCTGTATAATTAACAGTTACATCTAATTTATATCCTGAATTATTGTAAATTATATTTACTCCTGTTACATTACCAAGTAGAGCTTGTGTAGTAATACCACCATTAGATGAACCATAATAAGTACAAATATCGGCAATCGCACTAGCTCCGTGTGCTGTATCCTGTACAATATATAAATATACTCTTACTGAATTAGAAAAACCAACATAAGCAATAGAAGTAGGACTACCACTTGCAGCAGAAACTTTATTTCCAACAACAGTTTGCATTGTGCTACTACTTGGTGCAGTTATTTCTACTTTACCATTTACTTGTAGCTTTGCCCCAGTGTCGGTTGTTTTGCCGATTAATAAGTTTCCGCTTGAAGTAAATTGAGCAACAGAACTATTTGTATTATATCCATAAAAATGATAACTATTAACTCCGTCACTACTACGCGTACCGATATACCAATTATCTACTCCACCAGTTGCATATTTCCAACCAGCTTCATATGATGTACTTGATCTATTTACTTTTGGATAAACATTTGTATTTGTATTTGAAATTAATACAATATCACCAAAACCACTAATATTATTGCCTACTCCTAAACTTGTAGCAGATAAAGAACTAAAAAATTGTGCTGGGCCAGTACCACTTAATCTAAATAATTCTGTACCATTATATCCATCATCGGTAAAAGTTATATCATTACCTTTTGCACCTATTGATGGAGCATTACCACCACCAGCTAAAAAATTAATGTATGCACCGCTAGTTGCATTACTATTTCTTACAGCTACTACGTTACCACTTGTTGTTGTTCCAGCTTCTTGTATATATAATTTTCTATTAGGTGTAACATTGTTAATTCCTAAATTTCCTGAACTATCAAGAAACATATTAGTCACATTATTACCAGTTTCAAATTTTATATTTCCACCAGCAACATATGTTCCTAATGATAAACTATTTAAACTTTCATGCCAATAAATATGCGCTCTATCTGAACCACTATTATAGAAATTTAGATATTGATTAGTGGCTGTTCCGTCAAAAATAAAAGTATTATTTATATATCCAGTTCCGTTAATTTGTATCTTACTTCCATTATCGGTTGTTGTTCCTATTAAAAAATTTCGTGCTGGGCTTATTCTAGCCGCTTCCTGGACGTTAGTAGTATCATAAATACCAAATAAAATTGGGCTGGCTGTTGTGGATCCGTTAAAAATACACATATCACGATCCACGCTACCCTGGATAAAATTGTTTACCCCAGTTGAAATACCTAAACCAATTCTTTTAGTCGGCCCAGTTGCAGCGCTATCAATACGCAAAGAAGGTGCGTTTGCACCAACTATCTGGATCCCGTTGTCGCTTGTGGCACTTTCAACAACTAATTTACCGCTTCCAGTTGATCCACCGCCAATTAATACTTGGCCGTTTGTTTTAAAAGTCGTCCTAAGTGATAACGTCGGGAAATTAGTAGCGTCGTAAAATAAAAAGTCGTTGTTTGTATTTTCTGTACCTATCCACCACTGCTCATTACCAGCATTTTCAAAAGCTATTAAGCTATTGGCGCTTGTAGTATTATTAAATTTAGCTACTAATGTACCATTGTGGTTTACATCTAACGCCGTTGCTGGTGTATTTGTATTAATACCCAAATGATTATTTGTACTATCCCACCACAAATTATTTTCACCAGTAATAGCGTTTGTACCGCTAAAAAAAGCCACTTGGCTTGCTGCACCGCTTCCAGTATTATAGGTATTACTATCCAGCGATCCGTCGCCTTTTAAAAATTGGCTTGATGTTCCACCAGTAACAATAAATTTACTGGCTGTTAACGAATTTGCTGTACCGTCCCAGGTTAACCCTACGTCATATGTAATTGTATCTGTACCATTCCACAAAGCAATAGATCCAAAAGATCCACTGCCAGTAATTGTACCACTACCAGGGCCACCGATTAGATCCCAGCCAGTACCGTTATCGCGATAAAACGCAAATGTATTTGTACTCACAAAGATACGACCAACAAAACCAGCTGCGGGCCTATTGGCTAACGTATCAGCGTAAAACGCTGGCGTTTGTCTTTGGTTTAATATTGATAAATCTATTGCTGGCATTATTGTATGTAGTTTTTCTTAACAGTTACTAGGTTATTAAAACCCCCTGAATTGATAAAATTTGCAAAAAAACGGCGCGTTGTATATTCACCAGCGTTGCCCTCAATTTGTAAACTTTGATTTTGTTGCAATGTTACGTTTTCAATCTGTACGGCATTAGATCCGTAATTGATAAATAAAATACTATTGCAATCGCTGGTAACGTAACCGCTTACATCATAAGTTGTAAAGTTTACGTCGTATTTTATTAGCTCCGCTGTTACTTTGTAGTCGGCCATTTTTTTTAATTAAAGGTGAAAAGAAAATTAAATTGTGAACGGTACGCCCATTTTTTTAACTCCACTTATTTGCTGAACATAATAATTTTGGTAAGCGTTATCCTCTTTGTAAGGTAATACCCTAGCTGGCTCACTAAATTCAATTATTTGATCAGTAATTGATAAACTTTCGGTTTGTATTGCTGGTTGCAACATTGCGGATGGTGCGCTGGTACCTGGTTGATCTGTAAAACCTGGCTGCTCAATTTTTATGGCTTCTTTTTTCTTATACATAAAAAAGTACCAATAAGCTGCGCCAGCTGCTAGCAATAAAATTAAATTTTTGTTTTTCATATTTCAAACATTGATTTTTCTTCGTCGGTTAATAAATCTGCTGGATCCGTAATAAATTCACCTGGATCCAGTGGGCCAATTTCAATAGATCCCCTTCTAGTTTTCTTTTTAGTAGCCGCGTAAACAATTACGCCACCTAATAAAAGTAATATCAATAAACTGCCCTTATCTTTCATTTTAATAGTTTTTTAAACCGTTAACATATTTTATTAACTGGTTAACTTGTTCCGCACTAAAACGATCCGCGGGCCAACTTAAAGCCCCGCCGCCCTGTAACCAGCTTAACAAATCTTTGCCTTTTGCCTGGTTAAATTTGTCTGCTAAATAACTCACCTGGCTTTTTGTTTTAAGCTGCTTAAATACGCCTAAAACAGCGTCGAAATCGTCGCTAAAATATCCTGGTGCGTTCCAGATCTTTTCGATAAATCTATTAACGTCGGCGGTTCTTAAAATAGTCGCGCCACCTTTACGCCAATAGTTTGGGTTCCAGGCGCTTCCTGGGTTGCTTGTCTGCTTCTCAATTTCTAACTCCTCGCTACTTTTTTGCAGCCCTACGCTTTCCAGTATTGGTTTAATTACTTTGTTATATCCAAAGTAAACC